GATGCGATAAATGTACTATTATGTCATAAAGGATACATGGACGGGGGAGACGCTGGCCGAAGGAACGGCAGCGCAGCTTGTAGAGAGCGGAAAGTATGTGAGCGCTGAAAGTGTGAGCAACGCTTACAACGGGTGGAGACGCCGGAAAGAGAAGCACGGAGAAAGCCGGGTGGAGTGGGTGCGGACCGGAGAGAGAAACCGCAGAGAGCGGAAAAAAACTGCACCGGAAGCGCAAAAGAGCAGCGAAACAAGGCTGCACACAAGCCGCCGGTGCCGAAGCTGGCAGGCCAAACAGGCCAGGGCAGCACGGCAGGCCGGTGCGGCCGCTGCAGCAAAGCCCAAAAAGCCGGACAAATACATTACCGAGAAACTGGGTGATCTGGGAACTGTGCCGGAACACACAAAGCGCTTTGCACAGCCTCCCGTAAAACCGCCGGAAGCCAAGGGCAAAGACAAGCCCAGCGCGCTGCGCTGGGCTGTGTACGAGCTGGAATGTCTGAACTGGGAGCGCAGGCAGCAGGGGAAGCGAGCTTTATCCTATGGAGAATGGAGCGCTGGCATACGTTGACAGAACAAAAAAACGCCTACCGGGAAACCCGGCAGGCGTTTTGGCGCATCCGGGAGAAAGGAGCGAAGAATGGAAAAGAGCAATGAAGTGTTCAAGATCGCGGCGCGGAGGTGCAGGCGGTGCGGGGGCATTTTGACCAGCGCGCAGGGGCTGCGGGATGGGTATGGGCCATGCTGCCTGCGCAAGGCGCGGGAGGAAGAGGCGCAGCGGCGGGAAGAGGAGAAGCTGGTGAGCCTGTTTGACCTGGCGGCCGAGGACCGCGAGGTCCGGCCTTTATGAAATACCTTTATATATAAAAGGAAAGCCCGGCGGGGCCTTGGGGGCCTTGTATACCCGTTATCTTTGGAGCGATATGACCCGGGGAAAATAAAATAACACTGGCAGCCTGACAGAATGCAGAGGCTGACGGTGGAGGAGGAAGGAATGGGCAGGCGGTACATACGGGAGCAGTGGACGGAATGCGGTGAGAAGTATGCCGAAGTGGATCTGTTTTGGGTAAACGAGGCGGAACACAAAGCGGGCCCGCGCAGAAAGAAAGAACTGGCCAGCAGTCTGGCACAGCAAAAACGGAACGCGCAGCACAGCAAACGTTATTTCACGCAGCTGATCCACTGCAACTTCGACAAAAGGGGGTTCCATCTGGCGCTGACCTATGACGATGCGTTTTTGCCGGAAGATGAAGAGTGGGCGGCGCGGGACCTGGAAAACTACCTGCGGCGGGTGCGCTGGTGGTTGAAAAAGCGCGGGCATGACCCGGCAGGATTGAAATGGATCGCGGTGACAGAACATCAGGATGCAGACAAGGCGGCCGGGGTGAAAGAAGTGCGGTACCACCATCACCTGCTGATCCAGCACGATGGACTGGACCGGAAAGCACGGGGTGAACTGCGTCAAGCGCTGGAAGATTTGTGGAGCACTGGACGCGGGGAGCTTCGGGAGCCGCTGGGCCGCGCGAACGCTGATCGCCTGCAGCTGGATGATGACGGACTTGCGGCTCTGGCCGGGTATCTGCTGAAATACCCCAAACGAAAAAAACGATGGAGACAAAGCCGCGGGCTGCAAAAGCCGGTATACCGACGTCCGAATGACAGCAAATGGACAAGGCGAAAACTGGAACTGGCCTGCACGTCAGATGCAGAAGATGCCTATGTATGGGAACGGCGTTATCCTGGATGGCGATTTCTGGGCGCCTGCCCGCAATGGAGCGAGGAGCGGGGAGAATGGCGCTGTTACATACGGCTGTGGCGAAAAGAATATCTCTGGGCAAAGCCTGGCGGGAGATAAGCCCGGCGGGCTGGTTGTGTTGCGAAAGCTCGCACATGATATTTTGCGCGGGCGTTTTTCGCGCGCGTAAAAACATGCGCGAAAAAAAGAAAAAATTTGTTTGGGGCTACGTTACTCTTTGCGTACAATGGAAATAGAAGACGCAGAAGGAGGCTGCGCAGATGGGAAAAGAGCGGCGGTACTGTAAAAACAAAACTAAGGGCAGCCGCCGGGGGCGGAAATGGGACGAGGCGACCCGAACCGGTGTGCTGATGGACATGATCGCCGCAAACAACATTTGTGCGGTGGCCCGGAAGTGGGGCGTGCCGGAGAGCACGATCCGCACATGGATCAGCGAGGAAATGGCAAAGCCCGAGGGCATTTATGAGCAGGCCCGGCGGGAGGCGGCGAGACAGGTGGCGGCAGCGGCTGCGGATGCCGCGCTGAAACAGGTGGGATACCTGGCCCGGCGGGTAGAGGCAAACGCAAGGAATGCCGAAATATGCGAGGGACTGGCCGAGCGGCTGCGGCAGGACGTGCGGGCACGGAACTGGGATGGCGTAGGACGGCACCTGACCACCGAGGCTGAACGGGCTGCGGCGGCTGACACCAAAGCGCTGGTAGTGTACAGCGCGCCGGACAGTTACGACAAGGCACTGGACGACGGAGAGCGGGCCGAGATTGAGCGGATGATGGAGCTGCACGCACCCATGGACGACAAGAGCGCCACCGTCATGGCCCAGGCACTGGTAGAGATTACGGCGCGTGCGGCGGCGCTGGGCGCTGCGGCACAGGAAGCGACGGCAGAGAGCGCAGAACCGCCGGTGCTGTACCTGGGTGAGCTGGACAGCGGGCAAGGGGAAGAGGTGGAAGTGGATGAATAGACCGGTGATCTGGAAGCCGCAGCCGCGGCAGCTCGCCTTCATGGCGCGGACGGAGGACGAGGCGCTGTATGGGGGTGCCGCCGGGGGCGGCAAGAGCGACGCGCTGGTGATCGAAGCGCTGCGGCAGGTGGAGATACCCCATTACCGGGCGCTGATCCTGCGCAAGACTTTCCCACAGCTGAAAGACCTGATCGACAAGACGATGCGCTACTACCGGCCAGTGTTCCCGCGGGCAAAGTACAACGCCAGCGCACACGTCTGGACCTTTCCGAGCGGGGCGAAAATCTATTTCGGCAGTATGCACCGGGCACAGGACCGGTACAACTACCAGGGCCTTGCGTTCGACTTTATCGGCATCGACGAGTTGACCCACTTCACGTGGGAGGAATACAGCTACATCATGAGCCGGAACCGGCCGACAGGGCCGGGGACGCGTGTATACATACGGGCCACGGCCAACCCCGGCGGGGTAGGTCATGGATGGGTAAAGGGGCGGTTTATCAGCCCAGCGCCGCCCGGCATGCGGATGGTGGTGCACAAGACGATCCACAGGCCGGACGGCACAGACCGGGAGATGCGGCGCACCCGCATCTTTATCCCGTCCACTGTGTTTGATAACCCCGAACTTTTGAAGAATGACCCTGGCTACCTGGCAAACCTGGCCAGCATGCCGGAAGCCGAAAAGCAGGCGCTGCTGTATGGCAGTTGGGACAGCTTTTCGGGGCAGGTGTTCACCGAATGGAGGAACGACCCAGCACACTATCAGGACCAGAGGTGGACGCATGTAATAGACCCGTTCCCCATACCGGCACACTGGCGCATCTGGCGGGGATACGACTTCGGCTTTTCCAAGCCGTTCTCGGTGGGGTGGTACGCGGTGGACGAGGAGCGGCGCATCTACCGGATCAAGGAGCTGTACGGGTGCACCGGGCAGCCGAATGAAGGCGTGAAGATGGACCCGGCGGCGCAGGCAAAGCAGATACGCGAGGCGGAACAGAACGACCCTATGCTGCGGGGGCGGACGATCCGCGGCGTGGCGGACCCGGCAATCTTCGACGAGAGCCAGGGGCAGAGCATCGCCGCCATGATGGAGCGCAGTCCCAACTTTATCCACTGGGATAAGGGGGACAATACGCGGCTGGCAGGAAAGATGCAGTATCACTACCGGCTGGCTTTTGACGGCGAGGGGCGGCCGATGTTTCAGGTGTTTACAACGTGCAGGAATTTTATCCGTACCATCCCGTCGCTGGTATACGACGAAGTGCACGTGGAGGACATCGACACAAAGCAGGAGGATCACATCTACGACGAGTGCCGGTATGTGCTGATGGAGAACCCCATCACGCCGCCGAAGAAGCGGGGCGAGCCGCCGCCCATGCAAAACGACCCGTTGGATCTGGACCCGAGAAAGGACAAAACAAAGTTTTTGCGCGTGTAAGGAGGGCAGGATATGACGAGACAGAGACCCGAGGACGAGCGCCAGAGAATGCAGCCGCAAACCGGCGGGCCGCAGGCCGGCGCGCCCATGCAGCGCAGCGCCGGGCCCGGCGGACAGGCTGGAAACGCCCCGGCGGCGCTGGCGGCCATGGCGATGCTGGCCAGGCAGGCGGGCGGGCCGGGGGCGCGGCCGGG